TCTGATAAAGAGTTTCCCTCTGATGTGCTCAAAATCCCATTTGATTCCGGGATAAAGAGTCATCAAACCGACCCAACGAAATTACTGTTGGGAAGGCGGAAGCCAGGTGGATTTGGCTCCCGCGTACGACAACCGTCGTACGGTTCGTGACGTCTCACGACGTTTTGCGAATGGACACTCTGAGGGAGACCCTCTTAGAGCAGCCATTGTTAACACGGTAGAATACCGTAAATCGGAAGAAATGCCCTTAACATCGGGGCACGCCTTACGACATATCTCAAGCCAACTCCAAGTACAGATCTTTCGATTGTATTTAGCGAAGGGCGAAGATATGAACACGTCGAACGGCACCTCGAACGCTCCAGTTTCCACGCCATAAAATGGACGTTGGAATTGAAGCGAACGAGGTATAAGTTCTCGCAACATCTCACGATGAGGCGAAAAGAAAGAATCCCAGAAGGGTTTCCTCTTAGACATGTTATAAAACTTGATCACATTCTCGACTGAGTCGAAAGCGTAGTCAAGCGTTAACGGACGTACATCACGTCCCGCATACCAGTCTGCTCCACACGACTCACGGAATGGGCCTTGTAAAAAGGTTTTTCCCGTGTTATGTCGGAATCCGAGTTGCCACAAGGTTTTTATAACTTGTGACGCTACGGATTGTCTAACGATAATATCGTCGCCATAGACTGTAAAGTCTCCCGGCTTCGAATAAATCGCACAGACAGACGCAAAAATCAGCGTCTCTAAAGGGAAGCAGAAGCCATTTCCCATAGATACAAACTTCTCGTAACGATGTTCTGTCTTTTCGAGAATGTATGTATGACATCTGGACGAGTTCAGTAAATCGAACCAATCCGGTGGCAGTAGTCTTCTGACGACTTCGGTAGAAATACTATCCGAAGCCGAAGACAAATCTATGGTAACGTACGGATCAGGCTCAGCGGGTAAACTACCCAGCCGAGCCAGCTCTTGATTCCGTCCTTGATCGGACAGGTCAATTGAAACCCGCTTAAGGCGATCTCGAAGTTCGAGATCAATTCCTTTTTGCAGGTATCCGTTCAACAGTGGCTCGACGGCGATGGTTCTATCAACCATAGTCGTCTTTGGCACGAAAACAATGTTATTATTATGAACCAGACGTACCTTTTCGTCGACTCTTTTGCAAAAGTCTTCGAAATCCAAGCACACAGGACGGTCACGTCGGGAGTTTAAAAGCTCCCAAACGTGAAAATCCTGCGCTAGGGCGGAACGAGCATAAGGAAGGGCACCCGGCGTACACGACCAGTCTTTAGCAAGAAATTTCCTCGCAAGACTGGTTTCATTCCCGTGTATACCGATTGACGCCCCTGGACCAAATGCGCACTTAGAGTAGATCCGATGCATGACGGGTGAATCACCTATCACGTGCCGGATCCACGAGGCCATTCGAAAATGAGTGGACTCGTGTCGATTCCATCTCCTACCAGTAAGGAGACGGAATTTCAAGTTGTACTTCTTACAGCGATTCTCTGCTGCTAAGAATTTACGCGTCGCCTCTTCCCGAGCAAGTTTCTTAAACTCGGGTATTGGGAACGGGTACTTCTTGATAAGCGCGACTAACTGACTCGCCACAAAAGAATCTGTGACGGATCCATGCACTGCGGATCCAAGAGAGTCAGACCATGAAAGTAGGCCAGCATAGTTCCCATCGATGATACATTGGGAAGCTACACCGGCAGACATA